GCCGATGTCAAAGGTGGAAGCAGGCCAAGTACCTGAGGCCTTAGGTCCATATACGTCCGAGGTTACGCTGTCGAGATACAAATCCCCATCAATCCCTAGACCGTCGGAGGGGGCACCACTCCCCACATGCCAGACCGCACCAGCAGCACCGGTGGCTCCTGTAGGTCCGGGAGCTCCAGCATCTACATCAGCCTTACGAGCGGCGTCGTTAGCACCCACCGGAGCGGCGAGATTAGTGATACGATTCGTCCCCATGTCAATAATCGCTGACATCGCATTAGGAGAGGTGCCATCCCGAGATAGGGTGTTCTCTAGTGCAGCCTCAATTAGGGCGCTGTTGGCGTTGACCGTTGTGGAGGCAGCAGGTACCGACTCATTAGAGATATCTGTAAGGGTTAGTTTAGCCATCTTATGATACGTCCAAGGTTACGACTACTTGCCCTGCTGAGGCACCTACACCCGCTCCGCTGGTTCTAATCCAGATAGCTTGGGAGGTGGTCATCGTGTTGCCTGTTGAGATGGCCCCGCTGAAGACTGTGTTGACACCAGAGCCGTTGGTACAAGAGATATTAAGGTTTGTGGCCACACCTGCGCCGTATGCCAGACCAGTGGAGACAATCTCCGCCGTAAGAACGTTGGGGGCAGTACCGAAATTGGCCTCACACACAACCGCCACGTTCACAACTGAACAGGCGAGGGGGGCCGGGATAATACAGTGGTCACCCGGATTACTCAAATCTGGGATTGTCGCTGTTACGATTAGGAGGTTTTTATTGTTGACAGAGGCAAGGGGGTCGGTCCACGCGCCGCTACCAGCACCGTCTGCGAGGTATGCGGTCGAAGCACCTGCAGCTGCGACACCCTTGGGTTCATGCAGCGAGGCACCGGTTAGGTTTTTGTGTTCAACTGACATTCAGGACCTCGTTATAAAAAGGGTAGGGGACCCCGAGAGGCCCCCCGTTACTTTAGACGATCACATACTTGAGGACGAGTTTGCCCTCACCGGCTGTGAAGGCCTCCACGTTGACATCAACACCAATATAGGCGTTGAGGGTCGTCGAGACTGCCTCACCAATGTCAGCGCCAGCGCCTTCAATACCGACACCAGCTCCAAGAGCGGCGACAGCAGTGGAGGCGATGAAGCCGTTGGCGTCGATGACCGTACCGTCGAGCTGATAAGAGCCCACTTCCAGTACGGCGGAACCAGTAGACGTTGCTGTCTCACTCATGTAGAGTTCGCAGCTAGTCACGACAGCGCCAGCAGGGATGAATGGGTCACCCGTGTTGAAACCGTCCTTGGTGCCGTCGTTGTCGATGTCGGTCGAATACGAGACACCGGTACCGAGACGGTCCAGAACCACGTTTACGATCAACTCTTTTTCGGAACCCATTGTGCTGGGTGCCATGGCCAGATTGTCCTGATTGGCGCGATCATTGTGATCATCCCCAAATTGGACCAAAAGGCCGTCGTCATTATACCATGCCATATCTAGTGTCTCCTTTAGACTACGCCGGTAGCGCCGAGAATGGTGATAAAGTTTTCCGGACGATACAGCTTCAGGCCATAACGTGCAGTCGTGAGATACTCATCACGCTGGAAGTCTTTATTACGCTCCGACTCTACGCGAGGCATTTGACGCCACGCCCCAATGTAGGGCAGCACGTCTTGGGAAGCCGAGAAGAACACATTACAGCGTGCATCTGCACCGGAGACTACCGAATCAATCGTCTCAGAAGTACCAGCTTGGTTGGTACCACATTTGGCGAGGTAGTTAGAGGTGTAGACGTCGAAGCCGTAGATGTTTTTGACAAACTTCATACCATTACTAATGCCCGATGTCACGAGACCCTCAAAGTGTGGGTTGTTCGAGATGTTCGAGATATTAGTCAGGGTGTCCATTACGTACCCAACAGAGGGATCAACAATCGCAATGCGGTTCTCTTGTGGGACGTTAGCCTTATTAAGAGACAGATTTGCGCGTGCAAAGTCTTCTACGCCGAGAGTTGCGACGGAGTTGACAGTTGCGGAACCAACCCAACGGTGAGCTTCACCATTGATGTTATTCAGGTCCGCTACAGTTTGACCACCGGAAACACCCGGCTGGCCTTGCTTAAGGATATCACCCTCAAGGCGCTGCATCAAAGCACGGGCTTGTTTCGGAATGAAGCTGGCTTCCAGCTCACTCATATAGAAACCATCCTGCTTGTTCTTGTCAGTGATGTACATACCTGCACTGATGTACTCGGAGATATTGAACTGGAACTCACCCGTATCGAGTGCGTCATATTCAATAGCCGTGTCTTCAGTGTAGTCACGTACAGTTGCTTCACCAATCGAAGGGATGGTGAAAGTATCGCCGTCTGGGAACTCACTGAGCCAGCGGACGTAGCCTTGAGCCATCAGCTCGTCGGTGAGCACGTCCTTAAGCGTATTGCTCCACAGTTCGGACCGGATCAGATGACCCGAATTACCAGTTGTCATACCAGCCATGGGTATGTTCTCCTTTAGCTATAGAAAGCGTCCCCGGCAGCGAGAGCCTTTTTCATAATCTCGTTCTGCACTCGGGAGGAGAAATACAGCTTTGGGTTCTCTTTGCGGAGAGCCTGATAAAAAGCGTATGTCCCCTCTTTGGGGCCGTTACCTTGGTTTGGACGCTGAGACTCTAGGGACGACGTGTTGACGTCCCCGCGTGTGCCAGCAAGTTTGGGTGCCGTTACAGCCTTCAACCCTGTGAGCTCGTAAAACGCTTTAGGTGATTTAGATGCCACATCCATAAGGGTCTGGCGATCTACACCTAGGTCTTGTGCTTTACGTGCTACCTCATCTCGCGCCTTATCGGGGTCACCGTAGGTCGCCATGAGAGTGTCGAGAACTGCTTCGATATTCTTCTCCGCCGTATCGGCTTGAGACTGCTCTTGCATGATTTGACGGATCTGAGCACCAAGGTCCAAATCTTTGGGAGCTTCCTCCGGTACGATTGGCGCGGTATTCGCCGGTTGTACTGGCTCTGGAGTTTCCGTGGGCTTGGCTGCTTGTTGCTTTTCGGAGAGGATGTCTTCGAGGGTCATACGTTTTTCCAACTCTTCTTTTAACTGGCTAGACTCTGTTTTCAAATGGTCGATAAAACCATTCGCGTTAAAGTATGCTTTAGCCAAGTCTTCAGGGTTGGTATACTTACGGCCTTCACCGACAAGCTGCTCCAAATAAGACGTGGACTGGTCATCCGACGTAGTGGTGGATTTGTCATCCATAAGTTTATTCATCCTTAAGGTCGAGGACTTCTAAGAAAGATTGAATAGCTTCATTGTAGCCATTCAAATGAGCTTGTTTGTGGGACCAAGAAGGGCAATCATAATCTGCCTCTTTTTGGTCCTTAGTACTATTGTACACTATTTCTCGTAGTTTGTCAATAGCTGTTCTGCTATTTTTTAATGTTTGTTTAAACTTAGCGCGCTCTTGGGGGTCCTTGAGGTGCTGCACCCATATTGTTTTCATCAGGTGGTCCCATCTGATCTGGTTGTGACTCCATCAACATCTGCTGTGCCTGACTGGCCAGCTGCTGAGTTTCGAGGGTTTCTTCGACGGCCACGTTATCGCGGACCAGATCAAATTTCTCCAAGTCTAGGAGCTCCTCGACGAGTTTAGCAATACCTTTACCGCTGATGTGTGAGGCTACCTTCGGGTCTTGAAGGAGTGGCGTATTCGACAGCTGTACGAGGTTCTGCAAGATGTTGGCGTTGCGGGCAAAGTGGCGGGCTCCAATAGGGCGGAGCTTACCTTTGGCCGTAATATCTTCCCGGGTAATAGTCCGGAAGGCGGTGACGTTAAAGTCCTCATCAACCTGCCTGATTGACTCGCTGGGGCCCATAAGGCGGCGACCAGCTTCAAGCATCGAGTTAAGGATAGGCTCAAGGAAGATACGCTCAAAGTACGAGGTCTTATTGAGGAAGATCTTATTAGAGCCGTTCTCTAGGATCTGAACCTCGAAGGCGGTCTTCTCCCCCGGGGTGCGGAAACCCATAGCCTGTCTAGGGGCTCCAGCCATCTCTTCCATCTTATTCTCGTAGATGGCAATCTGGTTATCAGCCACAAGGACGGTAGTGTCAGGACGCATGAAGTCTACGTCACCATCATCACCCACGTAGATACGCTCTCCGGGGCCATAATCGAAGTCTTCGACAAACCCTCGGATCTTCATCACCGGGTGGATGATAAGGTCCATAGCATCTGCTTTAGCGTTCTCAAGGTGGTCAATACGGTACTGCATACCCAACAGGTTGTCGAGGGGGCCCATAGCGTAGAGGTTATCTTGACGTGACCGCCACCCTACGTGCTGGAGAGTGCTGGCCCCGAGCCAAGAGGGGTTAGCCTCCTTGCGGAGAATGTACGACCGATCAACAACTGAGATAACTTGGTTCTCCAAGAACTCGTCAGTATCTTCGTCGTAGATGTCACCGTAGAAGTCCAAGACCTCTACATATTGAGAGTTGAAGTAGTCAAGGTAGTTAGCGAAACCTGCGATCTGGAAGTCTTCACCCTTAGAGTAGTCACTGTGGGCGGCAGACTTCATCTTATGGCGGACCTCCATGATCCGGTCAAAGACACCTTCGAGATACTGTTTCTCAGGGCTAGAGGACACCTCTTTACGTAGGGCCCCCAAAGTCATAATGCTTCGGATGATCTTAGGCGTTTCCCGGAACGTAGCGGCGACCGGGTTAAAGACAATATCCAACGGGCTGATACGGCGAAACTTAGGGCCGACATAGCCCTGAATTTCCTCACCCGTTAGGGCATCCTTGGTGGTTTCATTGACATACTCAACAAGACCAAAAGCATTACCGTAATCAATAAAGTCATAAATACACTTCTCCACCTCGGGGACAAAGCCACCTAGGCGTACCTTGTTCTCGATGTAGGCCTCTACAGCTTGCCGCTTCTTTTTGGTAGCCCCCGTACGGTCATCACCTTCCCACTTAATTGCCCGATCATGTGGGAAGATAGCAGAGATATAGTTGGCGTAAAGGTTGTCTCGGATCTGACAGAGCTTGGGGATATGTGTGGTGTTCTTCCACCCATTAGCCGCGTTCGACGTACGAGAGGTGTCGGTTGCAAAGATATACTCCCGCACTTCCTTCTTCTCGTTAACCCAGCCTGTGCGAAAGTTATCCCACTCCATATACTGGTTTGAGATTTGCTCTGCCAGCTGGTCGCCGTTTAGGGCATCCCTGACTGTCAGTGTTTGTTTACTGGCCAATTCCTATCACTCCTCCGAAGCGGGCGTGTGTAATTACATTAGACTTGTTAGCCCTGCTTCCACCCGACATAGTTGCCGGAGGCTTCAAGTTCTCTATGCACGAGGCGAGAGCATCTTTGCAATCGTCGTGAGGTGGGAATTGTAGGATCAACTCGTCTTCGAGCACCTGACAGTTGCCGCCCCTGTAGTGCCATACGGCGAGGTTGTTGTATACGGGCTCTAGGACGGCGCTCAGGCGCTCCTCCTTGGACCCTTGGTGTCTGTTAGGCTTTACCTCCACAATGGAGATACCGAGGCCCTGAGGGCGAATATAGCTGGCCTTAAGTTCTTCTACGATGGCCTTCTGTGCGGCGGTCACCTCTGCGACCAACCGACGAAACTGCCACCGCTTATACATATCAAAGATGTGGTCAAAGTACGTGGAGATTTTATCTGTCTTAAACCGGTCAATCTCTAGGATGTAGATATTCCGCTCAG